CAGAAAAAGATTCGATTCAAAAGATAGACCTCAAGAAATGGAAGGACTGGATACCACAATCGACTGGAAAAACACAGGTGATAACTCCTATGATGGAGAGAAACTCTCCCTCCTCGTCCACGATGAAGCGGGTAAATGGGAAAAACCAGAAAACATCCTCAACAACTGGAGGGTTACAAAAACAACATTAAGATTAGGTTCTAGAATTATAGGTAAGTGTATGATGGGTTCAACATCAAATGCGCTTGATAAAGGTGGAGAAAACTTTAAAAAACTATATTACAATTCAGACGTAACACAAAGAAATAAAAACGGTCAAACTCAGTCAGGTTTATATAGTTTGTTTATTCCCATGGAGTGGAACTTCGAAGGATTTATAGATGAATATGGTCATCCTGTATTTGAAACACCTACCAAAGAAATAAAAAACTCTTATGGAGACACTATAGATATAGGTGTTTTAGATAGTTGGGATAATGAGGTAGAAGGGTTGAAGAATGATGCTGATGCTTTGAATGAATTTTACAGACAATTCCCTAAAACAGAGTCGCATGCATTTAGAGATGAATCTAAAAACACTCTATTTAATCTTACAAAGATATATGAACAAATAGATTACAATGACTCTCTTGCAATAAAAACAAATATATTTAGAGGTAATTTTTATTGGAAAAACGGAGAAAGAGACACTGAGGTTGTTTGGGCTCCAGACAACAAAGGAAGGTTTTTTACATCATGGATTCCATCTTCATCAATAATGAATAACGTGATTGTGAAAGGCTCTAAAAGGTTTCCAGGCAATATACATATGGGTTCTTTTGGTTGTGATAGTTATGATATATCAGGAACTGTAGGAGGTGGAGGATCTAAAGGATCTTTACACGGAATGACTAAATTCCATATGGATGATGGACCAACTAATATGTTTTTTCTAGAATACATATCAAGACCACCAACAGCAGAGATATTCTATGAAGATGTTCTTATGGCTTTGCATTTTTATGGTATGCCTATTTTGGTAGAGAATAACAAGCCAAGGCTTTTGTATTATTTAAAAGAAAGAGGTTATAGAGCTTTTTCTTTGAACAGACCAGATAAACATAAGAATATACTTTCAAAATCAGAAAGAGAATTAGGAGGAATACCTTCTTCAACAGCAGTAATATCAGTTCATGCTGAAGCTATTGAAAGCTACATAGAGAACAGTGTTGGAATCATAACTAATCAAGAAGATGTGGATTTTGGTTCTTGCGGAAATATGTTCTTTAATAGGACTTTGTTAGATTGGTCAAACTATGATATTAACAATAGAACAAGATTTGATGCAACTGTTAGTTCGGGTTTTGCTATTATGGCAAATCAAAGCAACAAGAACAGGGAAGTCAAAAAACGTAATCAAATAAATATTAACTTTGCAAAATACAGTAACAAAGGTTTTGTTAGTGAAATTATTACATAGATATGATAAATAACCCAAAGTTTACTTCTGGAGTAGGTTTTCCTAATCAATTTGCTTCAGACTTAGAGAAAGAAACGTTGGAGTACGGTCTTCGTGTAGGTCAAGCAATTGAATCAGAATGGTTCTCAAGAGATCACGGAACTTCTTTATATGGAGAGATGAGGTCAGAGTATTTGACAAGGAGGCTTTATGCCAGGGCTGAACAGCCAGTAGAAAAATACAAAAATGAATTATCTGTAAATGGAGATTTGTCTTATCTTAATTTAGATTGGACTCCTGTTGCTATTATTCCCAAATATGTTGATGTAGTAGTAAATGGTATTTCAAACAGGCTTTACGATGTAAAGGTAGAGGCTGTAGATTCATATTCTAGCGAAATGAGGGAGTCGTTTAGAAAAGAAATGGAAGCTGATATGGTTGCTTATAAACCATTAAAGACTTTAAAAGAACAAACTGGAGTAGATGTTTTTAATTTTAGTGAAGAAGAATTGCCTAGATCTGAAGAAGAATTAGGTCTTTACATGAAGTTAAAATATAAACAAGGTATTGAGATTGCTGAAGAAACAGCTATAAATTCTATACTTGAATTAAACGATTACGATGAGTTATCTAAAAGAGTCACTGAGGATAATGTAGTTTTAGGTATTTCCGCAATGAAACACAGCTTTGATGTTCACGATGGAGTGAAGATTGAGTATGTGGATCCTGTTAACTTGATATATTCTCCAACAGAAGATCCTTCTTTTAGAGATTGTTATTATTACGGAGAAGTAAAAAACGTACACATTACTGAATTAAAAAAGATAAATCCTAATTTATCACAAGAAGAATTAGAAGAGCTTTCTAAGATGGCTAGTAGATTTGATGGATACAAGACTACTTTAAATCAATCTACTCAAAGCGGCTTAGATAAATCTAATGTATCTCTACTTTATTTTTGTTATAAAACAGATAAGGAAGTAGTTTACAAAATTAAGAAAACAGATACAGGAGGAGAAAGACCTATCAAAAAAGACTCTTCTTTTAATCCAGAGGAAAGCGAAAGATTTGTAAAAGCATCTAGAAGAATAGATGTTTGGTATGAAGGAGTAATGGTTCTTGGAACTAATAAATTGATTAAGTGGGAGTTGATGAAAAATATGGTTAGACCTAAGTCTGCTTTTCAAAAAACAGTAGCTCCATATTTACTTTCTGCGCCAAAAATGACTAAAGGTAAAGTAGATTCTTTAGTAAAAAGAATGATTCCTTTTGCAGATCAAATACAATTAGTTCATTTAAAACTACAACAAGTAATATCAAAGATGATTCCTGATGGTGTTTTTATAGATGCAGATGGACTTAATAGTGTTGATTTAGGTAATGGCGCATCATACAATCCTTCAGAGGCTTTATCAATGTACTTCCAAACGGGTAGTGTTATTGGTAGGAGTTATACTGAAGACGGAGAGTTTAATAACGCTAGAGTACCTATACAAGAACTTACAAGTAGTGGGTCTAATGCGAAAATATCTAGTTTGATTAATATGTATAACTATCAGCTCAATATGATTAGAGCTGCAACAGGTATTAACGAGGCAAGAGACGGAAGTACTCCTGATAAATACTCTTTAGTAGGTATACAAAAATTAGCCGCTTTAAACAGCAATACAGCTACTAGACATATAGTTCAATCAAACATAAATATTACTAGAAATCTTTGTACTGCCTTATCATACAGGATATCTGATATACTAAAATATTCTAATTTTAGCGAGGATTTTGCCAAAATGATTGGTAAAAACAACTTTCAAATAATTACTGAAATACAAAACCTTCATTTGCATGACTTTGGTATCTATATAGAACTTGAGCCAGACGAAGAAGAAAAACAACTTCTAGAACAAAACATTCAAATATCTCTACAATCTCAAAAAATAGATTTAGATGATGCTATAGATATTAGAATGGTTAAGAATCTAAATTTAGCCAATATGTTGCTTAAGGTTAGAAAATCTAGAAAACAGGAAATGGATCTGGAGTTGGAGGAAAGAAGAACTAAAATGCAATCTGATGCAAATGCTCAGTCAGCTCAAGCTGCTGCTCAAGCTAGAACTCAAGAGAACAGTGTTAAGTCTCAATCAGAAGCTCAATTAGCTCAACTAAATAACAAGTTAGAGTTGCAAAAAATGGAAATTAAAGCTAAGCTTGAAAAAGAGTTAGAGCAAATGAGGTTTCAACATCAAATGGAATTAAAGAAGATGGAGATTGAGGGTTACACTAATAGAGAGTCTGTTAAGGAAGATAGAAAAGATAAAAGAACAGAAAAGCAGGCTTCTCAACAAAGCAAAATGATTAATCAAAGAAAAAAGGATTTACCACCTACAGATTTTGAGAATAAAGAACAAGAGGCTCAAGACCCTATGAGTGGAATGATACAAAAAATGAACCAACAAAACATGTTGTAATTTGTATTACTTTTGTAAAGTATAATTTAATTTAATTTATTATGAGCGATGACACAATTAAGGTAGACCTTACCCAAAAGGGAGGTGATGCCAAAAACGAAAAATCAGCAGATGTTGATTTTAAAGTTGATTTATCTAAACCTCCAACAGAAAAAAAAGAGGAAGATAATAAACAAGAGGACAAAAAAGAAGCTGACTTAAAAGATCAGTCTAAAGAAGCTGATAAAGAAGAGGCTTCTAAAGAAGATAAAAAAGAAAACTCTACAGAACCTGAATCTGATAAAAAAGAGGAGGAAAAGGTAGAAGAAAAAAAACTTACTAAAGAAGAGATATTAAACTCGTATTTAACAGATAAATACAAGATTGATGTTAATACTTTAGAAGACGTTCTTTCAAATAAGGATAAAAAAGAAGTTCAAGAGCTTCCTGAAGAAGTTGAGAAGTATCTTCAATACAAGAAAGAAACCAAAAGAGGGTTTCAAGATTATATGAAGTTACAACAAGACTTTAATGATGCTGACGAAAACAACTTACTTACTCAATACTATAAAGAAACTAATCCAGGTTTAAATGACGAGGATGTTAATTTTTTAATAGGAGAGAAGTTTGATTATGACGACAGCATTGACACTGAGTCTCAGAAGAAGGTTAAGCAACTTGAAAAGAAAAAAGAATTATTTAAAGCTAAAGAGTATTTTAATAATCTAAAGGAAAAATACAAAGCTCCACTTGAGTCAAGTGCTGAGAATGTGCCAGAAGAGTATAAAGAAGCTTTTAGTTTTTATAATAAACATCGGGAGGAATCCGATAAAAATAAAAAAATCCAAGACAATCAACGTACTGTCTTTGACACTAAAACGAGAAAACTATTCAATGACGAATTCAAAGGTTTTGAATTTAATGTAGGAGAAAAGAAATTAACGTTTAAGCCAAAAGACCCTAAAGCAGTTATGGAGAATAACAGTAACCTTAACAACTTTATTTCAAAGCACATTGATGAGAAAGGAGTTTTAAAAAGTGCATCTGACTATCATAAAGCTATGGATATAGCTATGAATCCAGAAAAATACGCTAAATTCTTTTACGAGCAAGGTAAATCCGATGCAGTAAATGAGGTAGTAAAAGACGGAAAGAATATAAATATGGAAGTTAGAAGCAACGTGGATTCACCTACAACTGGAACTAAGTTTAGAGTCTTGCAAGATTCTGGAGATTTTAGTTCTGGATTAAAAATTAAAAAACGTTAAATCATTTAAAAACTTTTAAAAATGGCACAATCAATCACATTTGGAGGAAATGGAACCGTAGGAGGTTCTACTTCTTTGACTCCAGCGCCATCTAAGGGGTTACAAAATTCAAACTACCTTAGTAACGCTGATTACACTTTCGCACAACAATTCTTACCAGACTTGTATGAGAAAGAATTTGAAAAATACGGAAACAGATCTATCGCTTCTTTCTTAAGAATGGTAGGAGCTGAACTTCCATCTAGCTCTGATTTAATCAAATGGAGTGAGCAAGGAAGATTACACGTACAGGCTTCAGGTACTATCACTGACGGTGATACTATCGCTGTAACAGGACACGACTTTAGAACTAACCAAACAGTTATTGTTTCTAACGCTGACGCTTCTGTTCAAATCAAAGCTTTAATTACTGATGCAAGCGCAGCTGACGCTATTGAGGTAGCTCCTTACTCTCACTCTGACATGGTTACAGGATCAGGTTCTTTTACTGCTGCTGATGCTGTAAAAATCTTTGTATTCGGTTCTGAATTTAAAAAAGGAACAAATGGAATGTCTGGATCTTTACAAGCTAGCTTCGAAGCTAAAGAGAACAACCCAATCATCATCAAAGATAAGTATGAGGTAAGTGGTTCTGAATTAGCACACGTTGGATGGGTAGAAGTAACTACTGAAAACGGAGCTTCTGGATACTTATGGTATTTAAAGTCTGAGCACGAAACAAGACTAAGATTCGAAGACTACCTTGAAACTTCAATGGTAGAAGGAGAACCAGCTGTTGCGTCTTCTGCTGCTTTAACTGCAGGATACAAAGGTACAAAAGGTCTTTTCTATGAAATCGAAAATGGAGGAAACACTTCTTCAGGAGATATCACAGACAGAGATGACTTAGAAGCTTTTGCTAAAGTTCTTGATAAAGAAGGAGCAATCCAAGAAAACGTTCTTTTCGTAAACAGAGATACTTCTTTCAAAATTGACAGAGTATTAGCTGAGCAAAACAACTCTGGAGCTTCTACAAGTTCTTACGGTTTATTTGACAACGATGAAGATATGGCTTTAAACTTAGGATTTACTGGGTTTAGAATTGGATATGACTTCTATAAGTCTGACTGGAAATACTTAAACGATGCTACTACAAGAGGTAACATTGGTGGTGTTGACGGAATTATGGTTCCTGCTGGGACAACTACTATCTACGATCAAGTATTAGGACAAAACGCTAAACGACCATTCTTACATGTTCGTTACCGTCAGTCTGCTACTGAGGACAGAAAGTACAAGTCTTGGGTAACTGGATCTGCTGGTGGAGCATCTACTACAGATAAAGACAACATGGAAGTACATTTCTTATCAGAAAGAGCACTTTGTGTTATGGGAGCAAACAATTTCATATTGATGCAATAGTACACACATTAAGGAGGGTGTCTTATAGATGCCCTCTTTATTTTTTTAATTTAATTTAATTTTTAATATAATGGCTACAAAAACCGCAAAAAAAGGGTACTCTGCTCTTTTCCCTAACTTACAACCTAAAACTAGGGTTTTCGTTTTAACAAGTAACAGAACACCAATAAGACATATGATTGCTGTAAAACATACAGGATCAAAACCACTAACCTATAATGATAATGGTTTGAATAGAGCTTTAAGGTGGGCTACAAACCAAGTAACACCTTTTGTTGATGAACAAGATGGATTAGTTACATTATCACCAATTGTTTTTGAAAATGGAACTTTGATAGTTGATTCTTCAAATATGAATCTTCAAAAGTTTCTTATGATTCATCCTTCTTTTGGAGTTAAGTTTGAAGAATTTGACAAAGAAAAAGATGCTAATGAAGAGGTTCAAAATATAGTTGGAAAATTAGATGCTCAGATTGCTGCTAAGGATTTAGATATAAATGATTTAGAAGCGATTGCAAGAGTGGTTTTAAAAGGAAAAAGTAATATATCATTAATGACCTCTTCAGAATTAAAAAGAGATATGATTATATGGGCTGGAAACAACCCAGAAGAATTTATGGATCTTTTAAATGATGAAAACTTAAAGCTAAGAAACTTAGCAGTAAGGGCTGTGGAGATGAATATTCTTTCTATCAAGTCAGATAACAGAACAGTTGTTTGGGGAGATAAGAAAAGCGCTAAAGTTATTGTTGCACCATACGGTGAAAACGTTTATAGTGCTTTAGCTTTATTTTTCAAAACAGACGAAGGGTTAGATGTCTTGCAAAAAATAACCAACAAACTGTAATACTAACGTATTTATCGTGAAAGGAGAGAAGGGGGTTGCAATTTGCGACCTCTTTTTTTTTGTACTTTTGTAAAAAATAATTCCCATGATCAACAGTGTAAGAAACACAGTCTTATTTCTTTTGAATAAAGATAATAGAGGGTACATTGCTCCTTTAGAGTTTAATTACTTTGCTAAACAAGCTCAATTAGAGATATTTGAACAGTATTTTTCAGATTATTCTAAAGCAATGCAGTTACAGAATGCTAGAAAAAAAGCAATAGGACATGGAGATACTGTGTCTCAGGTTCAAAATAAAATAGATATATTTACTACCAGCTCAACTTTAAATTACAATGATGTTGACTCTCCATCTACAGGAGGTGTAAATGATTATTTTATTCTTCCATCTAATCTTTATAAACTTGTAAACGTTACGTATAAAGGAAAAATAGTCCAAGGAGTTCCTACTTCTAAATTCGATATGTTGAATAGTAGTAACCTTACAGCTCCTTCGATAACTTACCCTATATATAAAAGAAATGGATCAAACCTATTTGTAAGACCTGTTAGTATTTATTACACAGGCTCAACACCTCAAGGCCTAGAACAACCTTTGATTTGTAACTACATTAGAAAACCTATAGATCCTATATGGGGATATAATACAATAAACAATGACCCTGTATACAACTCTGACTCTTCAACTAATTTTGAAATACCTTCTTCAGACGAAGCGTCTCTTGTAATAAAAATATGTAAATTAGCAGGACTAAGCATCAGAGAAAACGATGTTGTACAAGCTACAAACGCTATGGAGGGTATGAAGTATCAAAAACAAAACTCATAGATTATGCCAACAATAGGACAAGATTTAACACATTTTCAATATTATCAAAACGAAGGTAACAACCCTGCTAATGACAACTGGGGTACTTACCAGTATCTTTTATTAGAAGATATTGTAAACAACTTCTTACTAACGTATGTAGGTGATGATAAGGTCATAAACAAGATAGATAGAAATGAGGTAGTTTTTCACGCTAAAAGAGGTTTACAAGAGATACATTACGATGCTTTAAGAGAAATTGTTGGTTTTGAAGCACAAGTTCCTGAAACTTTACAAATGCACTTACCTCATGATTTTGTAAGTCTAGTTAAGGTTTCTTATGTGGGTAAAGATGGTCTTACGCATGACATAGTACAGAATTTTAATTCAAAAATAACTAAGTCATATCTACAAGACAATACTGCGCAAAAAAATATATTACTAGATTCTAATGGAAACTCATTAACTGGTACTCCTGTTATAGAAACAAACTGGAAAAATAAGCCAAATGAGGGCTTAGGGGGCACAGGGAAGCTCTCTAAGGGTAAAAGGTTTGGAATGGATACTTCTACCGCAAACACGAACGGAAGCTACCTTATAGATAAGAATTTAGGAATGATATTATTTAGCTCTAACTTACAAGAAGAGAATATAATTATTCAGTATGTTTCTGATGGTCTTTATGGTTTAGCTGATAATGAGGTTAAAGTTCATAAGTTAGCAGAAACATTCATGTATGATTATCTTCAAGCTACTATACTGAAATCTAAATTTGGAGTTCAGGAATACATAGTAAGAAGAGCTTCTAAACAATCTTCAGCATCTTTAAGAAATGCTAAAATCAGATTGAATTCTATAAAACTAAACGAGTTAACTCAAATATTGAGAGGTCGTGATAAGTGGATAAAATAATATGAAGATAAAAAATACCTTTTCAAAAGGAAAAATGAATAAAGACCTGGATGAACGTCTTGTTCCTCAAGGAGAGTATGTAGATGCTTTAAATGTAAGAGTTTTAAATACTTCTGGTTCAGATGCTGGTGCAGTAGAAAATGAAAGAGGAAATACAAAGCTAACATTTTTGTCTGAAGCAAATAGCCCTATGTGTATAGGTTCTGTTTCTGATGAAGTAGGCGAAAAGATATACTGGTTTGTTGTTAATTCATTAAATGAATCTTTTATTTATGAGTTTAACTCTGAAACATCAACCGTATCTGTGTTGTTACAAGATACAAGAACAGGGGACGACCAAGTTTTAAACTTTAATGAATACTATAAGATTACTGGAGCTAATGTTATATACAATACTTCTACTAATCAGAACCTATTACTATGGACGGATGGTTTAAATCCTCCAAGGTGTATAAATATAGAAAGATCAAAAACATACGGAGTAAACAACTTTATAGAAGATGACATAAACCTATACAAGAAACCCCCTAGAAAAGCTCCCTCTGTTACTCCTTATAGTACAGCTCAGGTAACTGAAAACGCTGTTAAAGAACAGTATTTCGCTTTTTCTTATAGATACAAGTATTTAGACGGAGAGTATTCTGCACTATCTTCATTCACTGACTATCAGTTTACCCCATCCACAAAGTTTAGG